TGTGTACCCATTGCCCAATACTTCTGTGCCTGTACCGCCTGCGCTTGTGGCTGATGTGTACAACCGATGTAAACAGTAGATGGTGGTGTGTATGCCGCATTTCGGAATACATGATCTAATACTTCGTTTTCTAAGAAAGTCGTGAATGACATATTAATAAGCACCTATTTTTAATCTAAGGCCAGAGCCACTAGCTGTTGAACGACTGCTTGCGGTGTTTACACGCGCTACAGCAGCAGAATAAAGAGCAGCCCATGTTGAGGCTCTTTCATCTTCTTTAAGATATGGCGCAGAGTGTAGTAATGCGCCATACAGATAAATGTCTGGATGATAAGTTAACAACCAGTTAGTGGTTACTGAATCAGATAGCGTGGGAATCTTGGCGTAATACATTAGTATCGCGCTGTAATCTGTATCAGGTGTTGGGAATACTTCAAACTGTGACGAGTTAAGGCTGTAGTTGGTTGGTGTTCCTGCAGCATCATTTCTAGCTGCCCTGGATGTTTGCATTGCAGCCAAAGACATAAAATCTAAACTGGTAGTGCCTGATGTTGTCAGGTGAAAGCGAATAGTCGATAACCAATCCGTAGGTATAGCCGTAAACTGGCTATCCACAGTTGTTTCTGCTCTTGTCTCCATACGCCAGTGTCTAATCTCATTATTGATTGACGATTCAGCCAGGCTAATAAAATCAGGGATAGTCGCTGTTAAATCATCACGATTTAAGAAATTAGCTATCGATGTTTTTAGTTCTGTATATGTTGTTATGGCCATCAATTTTCTCTATAATTAAAGTGCGATTTAACCTTACTTGCGGCACACAGCTAAAAAGGAACTATATATGCCTGTCAGATATGTCACACACCCAAACGGTGCAATCGAAATAATGGGCGTTTTAACCCCCAGAGAAGAGCTTGAATGGCTCACTAAATACAACAAAGTATCTAGGTTTCCCTCCGCGAATCACCGTTCTGCTTTAAAATCTCTGGACTCATCACCGCCAAAACCGCAACCGGAAGAATAGCCCCACTCTTAAGGGCTTTTACTAATCCAGCACGACCTTGCTCTGAGAAGATTTTCCTAGCTGTTTGGATGTCTTCTCGGACAGGCAGTGCATACTCTTGACTAAACTGAGCGTCACGCTTTAGGTTAGCCGCTGCTTTTGCTCTCAATGAATCTTCTATATTTACTGCAAATGCTTCGTTCTCACTTAGCTTTTCTAAAAACTGTGCGGTGGCTTTACCACTTCCGCTTCCAGCTTGCCAGGCAGATTCATAGTCTTCATAACCAGAATCAATTTTAGATCTCCTACCAACAGTGCCAAACTCGGATGTCAATTGATCGCCTAAATCGCCTTTTAATTCTTTGCCTAGTGTTGAGCCCGTTCTAGCAGAACCTATTGTTGAATAGGGATCGTTTATAAAATTGATGCCACTGCCCGTGTCTACTGCAAACATGCCATTGTTAGATGCTATTTCACTGGCTCTAGACATTTGTTCTGGTGATGGATTTGAATCCATAGGAATAGATAAACTTGTACGCTCACCCATTTTTGTTTGTGAATCAGGTATTACTTTGTGCCAAGCTCCAGCATTTTGAGTATCGATATAAGCCCTAGAAGACTCGCCTATATCTAGCGCAGTCCTTCCAGAGGCATTAACTACGCCATCAGCAGACTGAACCAATGGCATAGCCACTTCACCAGGGTTAATCTCAAGAACGCCACCAGTTGGGGTGTAAGCACCAACCATTGGGTTAGATGGCTCAGTCAATAAGCCACCTGATGTATAAATTTGGTCCTGACCGCTGCTGTTGGTCCAAGGGGCTGCATTCTGGAATCGCTCTCGCTCTGCATACGGCAAATCAAGAAGCCCTTCTAGCTGCCCTGTGTTGGCTCCTGGAGCCTGCTCACTGGTTGCATTTGCTATATACTTAGGTGAAAAACTACCGTAATGCATTGCCGCATCAGCAGGGTCCAATACACCAGACTTAATTTGTATGCCTGTCCAGGCTGCGGCTTGTGCGTTTTTAGGACTCCAATCAGTCCGTCCACCCACTTTGTTCTCATTCAAAAAGTCCACTGCAACAGCCATCTCATTGTCCATAAAGGCGTGTTGTTGTGGTGAAAAGCCTGCATCCCAAGGCTTCCCATTAGGGTGAGTGTAGCCAAAGGCGCGACCTTGCCAAATGTCATGTACACCATTAACGGCCCGTTCTGGGTTCCATTCGGTGGTTAAGTTATCTGCAAATGGTTGACGCTTTGGCCCTAAAGGTAGGCTCTGATTATTTAGGCTTTGCTCTATCAGTGGCGATTGGTTGCCAGGGAACCTTCCTGTTTTAACAGGCTCTCCCGTTGCTCTTTGGTTAATGCCTTTAACAGCAAAGCCCAAGTTTGAATCAACACCTGTGCCTTGTGATGAAATAGCAATAGTGTCAGCGACACCGCCTTTCGTTGTTAAATCACCTGATACGTTTTGTATCCATTTGCTGGAGTCATCGTACCAATCCGCACCTTCAACGCCCGTGATAATTGTATCGATGTAATCTTTTCGCATCTTTTTTAAAGCTTTTGGGCTAGTCACCTGGCTAGGTCCACCAACATACTTACCCGTGGTCCCGACTCGCTCTTTACTTCGACCTACGCCCATTTCAGCGCGGTTTGTGGTTCGTTGATCTTGTAATTTTTTTACTGCAGGAATTGCTTTTTCTTTAATGGCTTTTGCTGCGACATCGCCTACTATCGGTATCAGTCCAGCCATTGCCGCTGTGGTATTTAACGCACCCTCGGCATATTGTCCACGACCAAATGAATCAGAGGCCGCATCTAGATCTGCTGCCTCACCATATATGGGTACAAAGTCCATTAATCCAGCAGCAGCCTGAGCCCTGCGTCTTGCCCCTGCAGGGTCTGACCCGTCACCACTAAACAAATCAAGTAGGCCACGCATAACATCGCCACGCATGGTTGGGTTTGACGCAGTAATTGAACCTACATCTGGACCGTCATACATCTCGCTTTCTTGCAAAAGCCCACGCTGATCTATAAATCTCACTTACCCATTCTCTTTTTTACTGCCGCTGATAGATCTTTCTTATGGAACAAATCTTTACTAGACTTAGTGTGCCTAGCTCCTGTCATTGCCATGCCATTAGTCGTGTGAGTCGGCCCTGTATGCTCAGTACCGTTTTTTAGGTAGTGTTTAACACCCTTAGCCATTGCTAATACCCCATTTTTACGGGCTTCTTCTTAGGCTTCTTTGCTGGCTTCTTCTTGGGCTTACTGGTCATCATAGCGTGTCTCCAAAAATTGTTAGCGCATTATAACATACTATGCTAGTCCGCGAACATTCCTTCTTAACGGTCCCTTGTGTTTTTTCCTAGAACGACCCAGATCTCCGGCTGCAAAAGCTTGTGCCATTTGCCTAAGTGCATCTGCGGCTTCACTGTGACCCTCGCTTTTATCGGGTATATGCGACCACCTACCCTCAGTGTTAGACCATTTTCTCCGGTAAGCTTTTAAGTGTTCAAGTCCTGCAGCGCATTTCTCTTCGTCAATCCAAATATAAGCATCAAGCATATCTGCTGTTTGCTGAATACCCCACAATAGCTCTTGAATACGAGGGACTATGCGCCAACTTCCACCAGGCATTAACTGTTTAAGCATGTCTTTAGGGCTTTTGTTTTTAAGCTCACCTTGACGTTTATGGTCCGCATCGTGGGGCAAGAAGTGACTTTCAAACACTAAGTCCAAACTTTGTAACCATTTAACCGCATGACTATATGGTTCATTCCATGCTTCGTAGAAATGTATACAACGGTATTCTAAATTACCAATTTGCTGCACCACCCACACTGCACAGCCATCGCTACTGCCGATGTCCCAAAAAGTCATGCACGGGTGTGAGGCAACAACAGGTATCTTGCAAATACGGCCTTCGTCTTTCGCTTTATTAATTTCACGCAGAAAAAAGCTGCCTTCGGGGTATTCCAGAAAATCACCCTCCCAAACATGACCGTAGGTGTCGGGCCTGCGCTTTAAGTCTTCCTGTCGCTCTTGCTCCAATACTTTTGGGAACCAAGGGTTGTCGCTCCAATTTACTTTAACAATGCGGCTATTGTCTGGAGCCTCTAACCTTAGTCGTTTATGCGTTGCGCTATCCTTTGACTCAGGATTCCATGTTACCCACACCTCTGAGCCTTCCTCACGCACCGTAGGCATTAGTTTACGCCAGGCTTCTTCTGACACCCCTTCAGCCTCATCGATCCAAGCAAGCAGTAATTTGGCCTTAGATTTGATGCTGTCTAGGTTATGTCTTAGCCCTGCGAATACATATTTAATGCGCCCGTCTTTGGACCTAATGTACCGCTCACCAATTTCGTAATAATCATCAAGCCAATCGACTGAGCGTATAGCTGCTTTAACTTCTTCAAGTGAAGACTCTTCTAACGAGTTAAGATGTTCACGACCACATAGGATCTGTCCTGATATGCCTGCGTTGCCATAGCGGTATCCCTCGACTGCGCTCATCAGACTAAAGCTTCTCGTCTTACCACTGCCCCTCCCTCCCCAAGCTGCGCGTAGTCTTGCAGTGCCTTGAAACACCGGAATTAGTTTAGGAGGTAGCTCTATCTGACCAACCGACATCAAACGTCAAACTCTTTAGCAACCAACTCAATCTTAGACTTAGGGGTCATAGAACCATCGCTGGAAGTTTGGTCCACTGAAGACTTTTCACTTAACCCATGCTTGCCCATTAAAAGCTTGACCAGGTTAGCGTTTAAATCACCACCTAGACCGCCATCCATCGCCACTGTAAACTGAGTGAGCTTAACTTTTCCTAATATATCCCGAAACTGCTCATGCTCTTCTGCCCAGCGGTATAAAGTTGTCTCGCTAATGTCCAGGTGCAAGCACAAATCCTGGTTGCTAGGAATTAGCCGCGTATAACTATTTAGATAGTGATTTGCCTTATCCAATAGTTCTGGCGTGTACTTCGTTGGTCTGCTCATTACGGTTCCATCATTTTAATAAATTTCAACTGAGTCGCTGTATTCTTCCACCCAGGTTACTGCTGCTGCCATCAAATCATCGTCTTGTTCGTTAAGAGCCCGACCATCGTTAACTTCAATCAAGCTTTTAATTAACAACGAGATTAAATGCGCCCCCTCATTAACTTCATCTTGCTCTAAAGTAATCATGCCGTGCCCTCAAGTTTGATCGTTAATTCTTTAGTCAATAATTTGTATTTAGCTTTGATCGCCAGGATCTCTTCATGTCTGTATCTTTTGGGCTCTTGCGGACCTTCCAATGCTTCAACGTGTTCTATGCCTATTTTTTTAATCAGATTAATACGGTAGTCGATAGCATTACCTGAGAGGTGATTGTTGCAAGGCGCACACTGAGCATGGACGTTGTTTTCGTCATATCGTAGTTCTGCCGCTGCACCCACTGACCTGTAGTGACCAGCATGAATTTGTCCGGTGTGATGTCGTTGACAACTGATGCAAGGTTTACCCTTGTCTCTTAACCTGATGTATTTGTTAAATTCGGGCTGCGCTTCCTTATGTAGATCGCCTAAGCTCTTTAGAGCCTGTTTACGCGCTTTTATGTTTTTCTTTATAGTCTTGGCACTATTAGCCTTTGCCATCTTCACAGCGCAATCTACGGAGCATACAGAGGCCGTTGATAAGAAGGGCTTGAATGTAACCTTGCAGGATTTACACTTTTTTTGACGCGCAGGCTTAAGACTCATGCAGCCTCTTTGTACTTTGTGTAATTTTGTAATGAGGGCTCGGACCATGCCACGTTTCGCTCACTACCGAAGGCATAAATTAGTTCGATTAGTTGAGAAAATTCTTCTTTATCTAAAAGACTACTTCTGCGAGAGAGACCAACGAACCCACCATCCAAGCCTGGAATAGCGCGCTGCTTACTGAGGCTTGCCATGAACATGGTTTTCCAATCTTCGGTGTCGAGATTTTCGTCATACCAATTCACCTGTTTTTGAACGTCAGCCAGCATAGGCCACATCTTTTTATTCTGACTCTGGCTTCTGGCTTTGCGTCTAAGAACAACTTCCACTGGGCCAATAAATAAACCCTTGTTGATCATTTGAACGATCTGAGAAATCATTCCAGACACGTTTTTATTGTCTACGCTATAAACAACTTCGCTCATGCAGCTGCCCAAACCATTGATTTCCTACCCGTCACTTTGCAGGGGCGTGTGTAGGGATTGTTTACAAAACCTTTAAATCTCAACTCTGGCAATCTTTTCCAAGGGGCTGGTATACCATTGCTTAACAATTCAATCTCACGCGCAGTCGAATCTGGATTCTCTTTCACGATTTTTAACAACGCAAACTGATGAGTTAAACTCATGTCTTTAATTGTTGCGTAAGCGGCACTGCTGTTTTCATGGATCATGCGGCATTCCTCTCTTTGTTATATTTTTTTCTTGCGGTAGGATTTAACTGACTTTTCACAATGTGAGTAAGTCCACCAGACTCACCCCACGAAGCTTTGGTTACCGGACCCTGGTAATCAGGCAATAACTCTTTGTAATCACTTTTTAATTTTGGCTCGGCTAAATAGTTTTTCATCCCGACTCCTAAGTGCAAATATATGTTTGTGCAACGTGGTTAGATATTAAACAGACTCTTCTTCCTGCCATTTTGACTTTGCCTCGAAATTTCATACCGCCTATGATTCCCTCAGCATTGGTTGAGTAGATGCCAGTGATCTTGGCTACCTCTCGCGCTGTTCTTGCTTTGCCATCTGCCATTGCCTTTAAGAAGGCTGTTGGTGCGCCTATAGATCTGGCAGGCTTTTTAGAAGGCAATGCTTTTTTATCTGCATTTGGGTTAAAAGCCTTATCAACACCTGTTTGGTCAGCTGATAAAAGCCACTGACCATCACTAGCCAGGTAAAAGTATTTGCCGTGCAACCCTTTTTTGTAGGTCAATACTCCAATTGATAATGTACTCATCCAAACATTCCTCTTAATGCTGCAGCTTGTTGATTGCCGTATTCGCGCTCTTCTGCTGACAGTTCCTTGGTAATCATCAACGGGGTTGTGTCTGACTGCCTAGCTTGCTGCGCTGTGATCGCGTCATAAGCTAGACCTTTGATATGCCCTTTAAACTCTGCGTAGCTGGGTGGATAAACCTTTTCCTTTCGCTGCACAGAAGCCTCAATGTGCTGCTCTAGATTGGCAAATGCCTTGCCGAAATCATCCATTGTTAAGTCAGATAGTTTGCGGCTCCAAGTTTCAAACTTTCCGTTAGTCAAACTAGGCAAGCCGTTCACACTGACCCACAAATTCGGAAACAACTCTTCCATCCTGACCCATAGCTCAGCCATGATCCTAGTGTGCTTGGTTGAGTGATTGGACGAGTTCATTTGCGGCTGTTCGCATTCGGTCTGAACTTGTAATGCGACCTGGTTGCTGTTGGTTAGTCCCATTGGAATATCCTCCGTTGGTTTTATTTTTCTGATTACGATTAATCCAAGATCTTGTGGCTGCTTTCCAATTCTTCATTGCGTTCTTGCCAACCTTCCAGCCATTTGACTCGTAGTGATCAAATATTTCATTGGCATAAACAGCAGGGTTGACCAATAAAGGTTTTTCTTCACCATGTTTAAATATAAATTGAGTAAGCTCATCAACCGATGGTTTGATAAACGCCTTGGAAGAAGTCTTTATTGGTTTGTTATATTGGTTTGTTAATTGGTTTGTTACTTGTACATGGTCTCTCAGTCCAAGATCGTAGTTGGTGTCTGAGTCCAAATTGGAGTTGGTGTCTGGGACCAAGTTGGTCTCTAATGCCAAGTTGGTCTCTAAGTCCAAATTGGTAAGTCTTTCTGGCATACACATCGTGTATTGATTGCAGCCTGTAAACCCCCTCTTCTTCTTGGTCAACCAGCCCTTCTTTGCCAGGCTAGTCGTAATCTTAGAAATGCGAGTTTTGTCGTTGATGTTAGAACGCTCAGAGAGTGCCTCTAGGCTTGGAAAAACTAACTCGGTCACTTTGCCCCGATAACTGAACAAAGCCAGTAAGACACGCCTTTCGGGATCTGAAAGCATCGCATCAGTTAAAGCCTCTAATGGCGCAACAAGAATGCTCATCCCAAGCCCCTCTCGCGTATTCCTTTAGCATCCATGGAGAAGTTCGGAAAAGCGTCCGATAATTCTCGGCACAGTTTTTCGTGTATTTCGAGGTCTTGAGAAATGAGAAAATTAATTCGTTCAGTTTTAGAAACTCCCAGCGCAGAACACATCTTTCCGAAAACGATATCTCGGCCTAAGTCGATGTTGACTGTCATTTTATATTTTTCAGACATTCGGCCTCCGTTGACTGAACAGTTTGATTTGTTTGATGCAGAAGCACAGCGATCTGATAGCCCCGAAGCTCTGGGACAAACTCTCCCCATTGACTCACCGCAGAGTGGTATATACCCAAGGCATCAGCGAGTTTCTTAACGCCACCAAATGATTGAATGGCTTCTTGCTTTAATATTTTCATACATTAATGTTAGCACACTGACTTAACAATGCAAACAGTTGAGCATCATTAAAATGTATTCTAGCTAACAGGAACCCATAACAACTACATGAGTATATAGACATGGATTTAGGCAAGAAGGTAAAGGCTTTACGGAAAAGCGAAGGATGGTCCCAGTTGGACCTGTCAAAAAGGACTTTACTTAGTAGGGGCAGAATTGCCCAGTTAGAAACCAACCCAGTAGCGGAGGTAAAAGGCGACAGCTTAGTCTCGCTGGCTAAGGCGTTTGGCATCACGACAGAACAATTAGTGTCGAACCGTGACCCAGGCAAAATGGTGGGGCTCAAGCTCCAACCAATCACAAGGAAGGCTCCTATTATGAGATGGGATAGTTTACCTGACATTTTAACAGGAAATTTTATTTTGGAGAGTTCAAGATGGGTAGGATGTCCACATGATTTAAATGAAAATAGTTTTGCGTTGGAAGTTGAAAATGACGTAATGACTAACACTGTTGGGCGAAGTTATGCTCAAGGGTCTTTAATTTTTGTTGATAGAGATAGGCAAGCAAAGTCCGGTGATCGCGTAGTTGCAATTGACCAGGTAACGCTGCAATCAGTGTTTCGAGAGTATGTGATTGATGGTGGGGTTGGTTATTTAAAAGCCCTTAATACCGCATATCCAATTATCGAAATGACTGATAAACACACCATTATAGGTGTTATTGTCGGCTCTTATATAGCCGAATAAATTTAGAATTAGGAAATGTATGTTAGTTTCAGAATTAAACAATAACCGATCAAAAAATCTTGCTTGGATGATTCAAGATTGGCCCTGGTGGATTATCCACACAGACCGATTCTTTGATTGCTATCCTGCGGTTGCTCTTGATCAACCCATATTTAAGAATATGGCAACAAACTTTGGAAACAACGACAACGAGCAGTGCCAGCAAGGGCCACCTCTATAATTTGCTCTTTCTTGATACCATATTCCTCATTTTTCCCGATAAAACCCCCTTTTTCAGCTAACATTATAAATTTATTTAACCCTTCCGCTTGACTATAAATGTCAGTCTGCTAACATGTAACTACATTAAATGTATGCCTAAGAGCATTTGGAGTAGATCATGGACACACAAACTTACTGTCATGTAAGCAATCAGGTCAACATTCACACTGATGTGACTGAAGCACCTGACTACATTCTTGAAGATGCGTTCAACGAGTTAAAAGATGATCTTCTTTATGATGGCTCAGTAAAAATTGGCACAAACCATTATCACGTTTCTGATCTTTATCAGTATGGCGATGAAGAAGAACAGGCGCGTGTTATCTCATTAGCGTTTCGTTTCCCAGAAGAAGCCAGCCAGCTTGCTCAAGAAATCATTACCAAGTGTGCCTCAGTTTATTTTAAAAACAACCACCCTGAGCTCACGCTTGAGTGGTATGCCGATAAACATTCGGAGCATTGATCATGAATAAGTCACGAGAAGATTTTTTCATTAGTGCATTAGGTGTAGTCATATGGATTATCTGCACAGTGTGGTGGACAGTCGGTATGACCGCATGAGCGCATCAGTCCAGGTATGGATGTTTGTAATAATATTAATTTTAGTAGGAGTCGAGCTATGAATAATGTAGCAACAATTAACCCCAGTATTGTGTATGAGCCAAGCCAGACAACGCATTGGAAAACCCTATTTCCGAATAAGACCCTGTTACTTGGTTCACACAATCTTAATGAAGGTGAAGAGCTAGTAGCCACGATTGATCATGTCGAAATGCAAAGCATTAGAAGCACAAATGGTCAGCAAGAAGAAGTGCCAGTAATCACTTTTGTAAATGCCCCACCAATGGTAATGAACATTACCAATGTAAAAACCATTGCCTCTTTGTACGGCCCTAGCTACCACCACTGGAAAGGCCAGAGCATTCAAATATACGCAATGATGGTGAAAGCATTTGGCGATGAAGTAATGGCTTTGCGCGTCAGAGCAGCAATACCTGATACCAATGAAAACATTGACCAGTATGTAAACAGCCTAAGTAATTGCACCACAATGCAAGAATTAAAGCAGGCGTTTACTTCAATACCAAAACATTTAAAAGCTCGTTTGACTGAGCATAAAGACACCATGAAAAACAAGATAGGAGCGTCTAATGTATAAGGTTGATATGGAGCAAAAGTCTTTGGATTGGCTTAAAGCTAGGCATGGCAATGTCACTGGCACTAGTCTCAGTAGCGCACTGGGGACTCCAGCAGTACAGAAGACATTGATGTACTCGTTGATTGCAGACCGTATGACCGAAGTCCAGATGAGCGATTTAAGCACTCCGGCTATTGATAGGGGCAATGAGTTAGAGCCCTTTGCTATTAAGGCGGCATCATATGAAATGGCTTTAGATTTTGAAGAAACAGGCTTATTGCTAGATGACAAATACTCACGCTTTTCCATATCACCCGATGGAATATTTGAAGAAGATGGCGTGATCACTGGGGGTATTGAAACCAAATGCCCAAACAGTAAAAAGCACGTTGAATATTTGATGAAAAATGAAATACCCAAAGAATATCTCTACCAGGTCAAAGCCCCATTTATCATGTCAGATGACGTTTCATTTTGGGTATTTGCAAGCTTTGATGACCGGAACTATGAGCGTCCATTGTTCGTTAAAACCGTCACCAGGGCCGATTTTGATGACATCGATGAGTGCAGAGAAAAGCTTCTTAAATTTTTAGATGTGGTCAATGAAGGCCACATGGACTTAACTTTTTAAAACAACTGGAGAATGAAAATGAGTCAGTACGACAACAATAATCGCGGAGCAATATGGGCCAACGTCAAAACGAAAGACACGCAGCCGGATTTTACAGGCTCTATTTTAGTGGATGGCAAAGATTACTTTTTAAGTGGTTGGAAACGGAAAGCAGATGCTAACCCGAAAAGTCCAGCACTTAGCCTGGCTGTGACAGTTAAGGATAACCAACCCCACACTCAAGCTCCACAGCAATCAACTCAAATGGCTGAAGCAAAGGCTGCTATGAGTGAGTGGGACAAAGGACCGTCAGATGGCTTTGGCGATGATGACATTCCGTTTTAGAGGTGGCAATGGAAAATAATAAACCCAAACTTTACCAAAGCAAAAATGATTTTGAATATCATTGGATTCCAGTGAGAGGTGGATATATTTTTGATGATGGTGACGAGGGAATAATGACGTTTATGTACGATGGTGAAGGCGTAATTATTAAAATGATGAGTGATTATGCTGAAATACATCAATATTATTTTTCTTTTTTAATTCACAAATTAAGAGACTTTAGCAATCAAATTGAAGCGTTTGAAGATGAATTTGAAGCGTCTGGTTATGATGAGAAATACGATGACGTTACTGTAAATGACAAATGCCAAATTTATTATTTTGAGGATGATGATGAACACCAAGGTTAAGTTACAGGTCCAGGTTCCGGTCCCGATTACCATGCTGTCTGACTCAGATATATTGGCTGAGTTAAATAGGCGAAACCTACTAATTAAATGGGTGCGTAAGGCTTTAAAACAGCCTTGCAAGCCTACTCTAAGCGAAGGAAAGGTCTATGGCTTCAAGTAATGACATTACGGGTGATACGATCCGCACAAAAGCTCCTAACGATAAATATTCGCTAGGATGGGATGCAATTTTTAATCAAAAAATTCCGGTTAATGAGCGCGCCAGAATAAAAGACAGGGTGGACCTTGGGTTATCTCCAAGCTGCATTATTGAAGAGTTTACTGTGAAGGATAACAAATAATGAATGATCTAATGAGTGAAAGTGATCTTGAAAAGGTGACAGGTTACAAGTCACAATTAAAACAGTGCCAAGTGCTAACCGAACACGGCATATTTTTTATGAAAGATGCTAACGGCACACCTCATGTAACCTGGTACAGTTTTAACAATCCGACTCATTTGCGATTTAATCAAGCTATAGCGCATAATGATGAACCGGATTTTGAAGCAATGGGTTTATAAATGGCTCCCAGAAAACGAATTAACGGCCCTGATTGGCTACCTGTGCGGTGTTATATAGGCAAGAGTGCTTATGAATATCGCCCTAAAAGCGGTGGCTGTGTGCGTCTGGGCAAGTTAACTGAACCTAAAGAAATCATTCTAGCAAAGTATAAATCGGCTAGATTACTGCATGAGGAACCAACAGGTGCGTTTGCTGAGGTTATCCGTGGGTACATGGCAAGCGTAAACCACAGAGACTTAGCACCACGCACTAAATTAGACTATGCCCGATACGCTGAAAAGTTTATATCTGGTTTTGGGCAAATGAATCGACACCGCATTAAACCCCATCACATTCGCCAGTACATGGATAAACGCAAAGAATCTGGCGTAACCACTCAAGCCAATCGTGAAAGATCATTTTTAAGCACTGTGTTTGCATGGGCCTATGAAAACGGCAAAGTGCAAATGAACCCGACTATAGGTGTTAAAGACTTTAAAGAGCCCCCCCGTGATCGCTATATTGAAGATTGGGAATACTTTCTTTGGTTGGCAGAGGCTTACATAAAGTGGCCCCTTCTGGCTGCGTGTATGGAAATTAGTTATTGCTGTGCGGCTAGGCAAGGTGATGTATGGAGTTTAAAGCGCAGCCAATTAAGAAAAGAAGGTATTTTCATTCGCCAGGGTAAAACAGGCAAGAAACAAATAAAAGAATGGAACCCAAGACTGCGCGCTGCGGTTGACCTAGCCTTGTCAGTACAAGAAGTAACTAATTTTGAATTAGTGTTTTGTGATAAGAAAGGGCATCAGCCTTTACAGAAGACAATGGCAAAGTGGGCTATAGCTGCCAGAAAAGAAGCAAAGCGTAAATACGATGGTGAATTAAGTATAGATTTTACTTTCCACGACATCAAGGCAAAAGCTATTTCCGATTACGAGGGGAATAAGCAAGAATTTTCTGGTCACAAGACCCAATCTCAAGTTGCAATCTATGATCGCAAAATCAAAGTAACTCCCACCCTAAAATAGGCCAAAACTGGATGGATGAACACCACTGTATATTCGGAAAAATATTCGGAAGTGTTCGGAAGTTAGTAAGGGCTATCGCTGAAAGGTAATGGTAATGGGGTGGACGATGGGGCTCGAACCCACGACCACCGGAATCACAATCTGAGGGTTTAATCTATTAAAACAAAGACTTAACCCTCTATTTCCGAACAATTCACGATTTTTACAACCCTAAACTGCTTGGATTTTTTCAATCT